TTCCAGCAGGTGTTGACGTACCATCAATTACGATATCTGCTTCTGCACCATTACCATTTCCCCCAGTAAGTGGTACTGAGGTATAAGTTCCTGGGAAGTATGCAGCACCCGCTTGAGTGATGCTTCCTTCTAGAGCAGTGATCGTAAAGCTAGCAGTTGCTCCAGTACCATTACCACCTTCTAGAGGAATTGTTAGATAATCACCTGCAATATAACCAGAACCAGCATTGGTAATAGAACCATCAAATGCTAAGACCTCAATGTCTGCTGTAGCATTTTGTCCTGTACCACCAATTAGAGGAACTGCTGTATATGTACCAGCATCGTATCCACTACCACCACTAACCAAAGTAACTAGCGATTGTGCTAGTTTTCTTTGTTGAATATTAAAATCTTGATAAGCAGTAAGTTCTGATAACTTAAAGTCAATAATTTTCTTACCGCTATTAACAAACCCTAGGGTTTTAACACCAGCTTTGTAGATACCTAGCTGTGTGTCTGTAGTAAACTTAAGTGACGGATTTCCAACTAGACCGTCTCCTAGTTGTAGATTACCTGTAGATAAGTCACTACCACCAGATGTGACGTTGAAGAGAGCAGTGCTTATTTGATTGATCTTCTGCCTTTGAGACTCAAAGGTATCAGTTTTGGATACGTTAATTGCTGGCATTTTTGATTAATCCGTGCAGTAGTGACTTGAGTTCAGAGACTTCATTCTTCAATGTATTTATGTCGTCCAATGCGGAACTTAGCTGCATGGATTTCCTCCTTGCAGCTATAGCAGAATCGTCCAAATTCAAGATGGCACCAGTGTTTTGGTCTCTTACGAGACCATCATGTCCATCAACTTTCACAAAGTCCATATGCGGAAATTAGAATGCAGCAACAGCACGGATGTCCTGAACCTTAGGAACGTATGCTGGATCTACCCCTTTCATCACAATTTTGATTGCGAAAGATGAATATTCTGGTAGATTTGCTACACTATACTTAAGGTCTTGGTATGCAGATTGCTTCTCTACGATTCCAGAAATTGTGTTCTCGCTAGTTGCAATTTCATATGTGTCTGGTTCTCCTTCTTTATTGAAGTAGATCCAATCAATATCTTCAAAGTTTTCTTGACTAGATGCTTTCTTGAACTTGTAGAATACTTCTAGGTTAGAAATATCTTTGACATTTGCAAGTAGATGTACATCAATTGCAGTAGCTGGGTTTGTAATAGAAACTTCTTTAGTTACATACTTAGCAACAGCAGATCCATTCTTAGATGTATCTTCAGCAACGAAGTCTAAACCATTAGTATAAGTTACTTTGCCAACTTCTAGATATGCTTTCTCTTCATCTGGTTGATTAGGATACTTAACAAAGTCTCCTACACGGAAGATGTCTGCAAGTTGATCTGCAGTAACTGCATTTCTATTGTATAGAACATTGTCGATAATTCTATCAGTGAAGTTATCATTGATAGGTTGTACATCGGTTCTTAGAGTTAGCTTTTGTGTCTGACTATTCCAGATTGTTGCCTTACCAGTAATGATGTTATCGTATGTCTCAAGCATTACATTTGGATTACGTGCTACAATAGTTGCAGCATCATCAATACTAAACAAGACTTGAGATGGATTGGAGTCTACAGTTACACTTGTAAGACCTAATTGATTTCCTAATGTTACTGTCTCTCCTTTCTGGAAGAATTGAGAGGTTTTAACTCTAACGTAAACAACTTGACCATCAACTCTTGCGATAGTACCAGTTGTCTTAGTAGTAAGACCCTTGATTGTTTGATCTGCTTGTAGATCAGTTCCACCATTACCAGCAAGATTAAACTGATAAACAGGATAGAATTCAATAACTTGATCTCTTCTACCAAATCTATCTTCTTGTCCAGTAGCATTTTCAATTCTATTTGTTACTGTCTTAACAGTAGCACTAGAAAGATCAATAATTGGACTTAAATGAGACACAGTAGATTGTAGAGTCATCTTGTATGTTAATGACTCAGAAATATTATTCAAAGTTTCGTTGATATTAGAAGCAACAAGTTTTTGATTAGTAAAATAATGTGGTTCATTTAAGAAGGTTTTTTCATATTCTGTCTGAGAATAAGAAGTATAATTTGTAGTGTTAGAATCTACAGGAACAACATTAGTTGTCTTAACTTCTGTGTTTAGAGTAGTACCAGTGAATGACAGATAAGAAACTTGTGGATATAGAGTTTCATACTTTCTATTATTAGATGCATATACAACTGTTCCACCACCAGTAGCATTTCCTGCTGCCTGAGAGCTAGAAGTGATATTATATGAATCAATACCTGAATTAGATACTTGGAACAGAGTGCTATTTAAGATAGAAGATGTAATACCACCTGTCTCTAATGCAGTTCTATAGAATACATAGGAATCTCCACCATCTTCAAATCCATGATCTCTATGATTTACTTTGAGAATGGAATTGTTATTCTTGAATAGTTTGGATGTAGAGTTAGTATTAGCACTTGCGTTAGTCTCAAATGGATTTGCATCCAAGAGTTCATAACCAAGACTATCATTCTTAAGAAGTAGTTCTGCTGGTCTTGTGGTATTAAACTCAGCACGATACATAGTGAACTTAAGATCCTCAAAGATATCTTCAGTCCAACTTTCGGTATTCTGGGAACGGTATACCGAACCTAGAGATGGTTGAGTTGTGATGACCGTACTTGTAGCGATGTCGGTTTCCCCTAACTTGGAAGACCATAGTTCATAATCAATAGAATCAGTTTCGACTACAAGTGCATACTCGGTATCATTCTGTAGATATACAGGATAATCAAATGCAAAGTGTGTAGGTGTAGTAGATTGGGTTACTCCTGTTTGATCAGTAGCTACGCCCATTCTAACCGCAGGTGTGTCAATCTCGATGAAAGTCTGAACTTCACAACCACCAGCACCATTACCAACACCCTTAACAACAACAGAAGGTGCTTCTGTATATCCAAATCCAGGTAGAGAAATTTCAGCGTTATAGATCTTTCCACCAGATACTTCAATTCTTGCAGTTGCAGTAGAACCGCCAGGAAGTTGTGGACTTTCAATACTGATAATTGCACTATCATAATTGAGACCAGGATTTGTAATTCTGATGTCAGATAGTTTACCGCTATTTTTAGCAACAGCAAGAACAAAATCTGTACCATCAGTTGCATTAGAAAGAGTTACTGATGGGATAATTAGATCTTCATTTGGAATGAAGGATTTACCATTGTGGTTGCTAAGAACAACTGTATAAACTTGTTCGTTGGTAAGACTGTATCTACCAGATGCAGTAGCTACTAGTTCTACATTGTTCTTATCAAAGATCTTGAGGATAGGACCAGAAGCAGCAGAAGATGCACCAGTTACGTTTTCTCCTTTGAGAACTGACATATTACCACTAGCAAAACACTTAAGGAAAGTATTTGGTGATAGAGTCTTCTCAGATCCAGGAACAATATTCTTAGCAGGTTTTTCTGCATCTACATTAGTAATGTATGTTTTAACTGGAATGTTTGTGCTCTTCTTACTAAAGTAGAGATCAAGACCAGTAATAAAGCAACCACCATCTAAGTTTTCAACTTTAAATGTTTGTGCAAGAGGATTTGGTCTAATAGGATTGTCAGTATTACTTTCAATGAACTGAACACCCTCATTGGATTTGAATGTGGATGGTTTTGTAGATACAATGCTAGAAGGATTCTCTGGAAGAATACCAGTTGCATAATACTTGACTTCAGTGTAAGAATCTACACCAAGTTTTGCTTCATTAGTTGCACTAGAAGTAAATCTGAATGTTAGTGGACCAGTAGTAAAGTTGAGTTCTTCTCCAGAAGAATCATACGATACTGTATCAACATCTCCACCCCATGTTGCATTTTGCTCAGGTGGTGCGCCAGCAGGGAGAATAATTAGACCAGATGCATTTCCATATTCATCTGTAGTAACAGCACCATTGAATGCAGACAGAGAGTTGCCAGCAATACCTGTGTATCTCAAATCTGGATTGACCCATCTAGAAATATCTCTACCTTCTAGGTAAACATAAATTCTAGTATTTGGTTTCATTCTACCAACTTTGAACTTAACAGGAACACTTCTTGCAAAGAAAGCTAGTGATGTTGAAACTACATTGTCGCCAACATTTTTAGTTTGGACACCTTTACCAACCTCATTATTTTGTGGACTGATATTAGAGGAACTTCCTACAGATGCAGATGCAACAGATGTTGCTGCAATTTGAGAATTAACTTCTCCAAGAGAATTAATTGTGGTGAACGAAGAAGAAGCACCTACCCAGTTAACAATGAAAGAATTATGTAGACTTGATAGACTTTCTTTAACATCTTCCTTAGCTAAGAAAATATTGAAGAGATCTGTATTTGTATCTACGACAACTGGTTCTTCACTTTGATCATACCATTGATCAATAGAAGGAGATAACTCACCATCACCAACATATTGTAAAACAACAAATGGATTTGGATTTAGTGTTCCAGATGCAAAGTCATTACCCAATAGAGTTAGTGGGGAATATGGTAATGTTACCATTTCTCCAGATTTTTGATATCCAGCAACAGATCTTTGATCTTCTCTGGTGTTAAGTTCTACTAGTTTAATGGAATCTTCTTTAGATTGTGGTCGTAATACTGATTGCTGAGAATCAACAGCACAACGATAATCTGCTGATGTGAGGTTACCAACTTTATGTGCCTCGAAGTTATCAACAAAGAATCCAGACTTAAATCTATCAAGTCCAATTTCATCTTTGACTTGCATATTAAGAGCTTGCTGCTCTAGGATGCTAAGTGTAGTATAATACTCAAGACGCTCAATACGCTTCTCTAGTTTACCGATGTCACGCATTGTGTAACGACGGTTGTCAACTGGAGTAATTCTTACATCCTTGCTTGTCTTCGTAAATGCAGGAATGTGTGCATAGAAGAGAGGTACAGCATCCTCAATAGGATCTGGTTTGGATGGGTTGAGAGAAGAGTTACCTTCCTTGACAATAAAATTACCTTTTCTGTCTAAGAAAATACCATCAATACGATCCAAGTATTGCTTTTGACTAAAGGAGAATGTATACTCTAAGTTTAGATCAGGAGCAGGACTTGCAGAAATAACTGCACCAGCACCAGCAAATGAACCTTGAGTTCTTTCTAGAGTTGCAGTATCAAGGAAACCAGGAATGATAGCAGTGCTATCTACCTTAGGTCTAAAGTCAATGACGTTCTTGAGTTCGGTAATTCCTAGTACAGAAGAATTGAATGTAGGAATTTCATCTTCGCCAACACCTGCTTCATGTAAGTAGCTATCAATAGTGCAGAAGTCACCTTGAGAATGTTCAAAATAATCAAATGCAATTACGAGTTGACCAGTAGTTTCTTCAAATCCTGGTTTTAGAACAATACGAGAGACATCATATAAAGTATCTCTTTGTCCACTATCAAATGTATATCTAGATGTTACATCAGTACCAGAGATTAGGTTACCTGCAGTATCAATCTGAGGTGGTTGTGAAGAAGTTCCTTCATAAACATATCTGAGTTTAAATGCATCAGAGTATGATAGAATTTCTACAACTTCTGTATCATAATCTGTTCCTCTAAGAGGTACAACACGGTCACCAGCAGATGTAACTGTGATTCTCTTGTTTCTAACTACAGTCTTAAGTCTTGGTTTTGCATTCTCAACTTCAAGAGTTGCAGTCAACTTAAGTTTAGGGAATGTTCCATTGGAAGGAATAGTACCAAAGTAAGTAGATGGCAACTGAAGACTGATACTACCAGACGTTAGACCACTAGCTGTATCTGTAGAAGATGTGATTTCTACAGCATCTTCTTCTAGGTAAATAATATCTCCCTTGATGATATCAGGTGCATCGCCTGGATCAAGAACAGTAACCATGTAATTCTCTTCAGAGAATCTAGCAAATCTTTGTGTGCCAAATGGTAACTGTGCAGCGAAGGTAATAATGCCACCACCACTAGATGCAGTAGTTACAAAATCTCTACGGAAATAATACTTGATCTTAGTGTCATCACCACCAGCAGAAACTTGAGAAATCTGTTTGCTTCCAGTAGCGAATAATAGTGTGCCACTTGTAGAATTGTCTACTTTTGCACGCAATCTTACAATACTTGCATTAGTAACAGGTCCTGGAAGAACAGTATCAAAATAAATTCTAGATTTATATGCTCCCTCTTGTTTAGTAGCATATTGTACAACTGCTCTTACTAGGTTGTTGTTATCATCAGAGAATTGAACTAGATCTCCTTGCTGTACAAAATTAGATGCATCAGCACTAAAGCTAGTAGATTCTACAAAAGAAGATCCTTGACTTCCGAAGAATGTGTAATCAGTTACAGTAGAAATATCAGAATTCTGTTGACTATCAACTACAACGTCTGCAGAGAAACTATTTGCATTTCCAGATCCATAAGAACAACCAACAGATTTGACATTCTGTGGAGTATATGTTGTAACTGTATCTCTGTATAAAACAGGAACAATAGCGGCGGCGGCGTTAGGAGCACCTGCAGCATCAGGGTTCTTAGCAGTTACTGCAGGTGGTTGAGCATACTCAACACTTACTGCAGATCTATTTGCGACAGATGCTTTGTAGATTTTACCATCAGTGCTCTTGAGGATCTCAATTTTAGCACTATCATATTCTAGACCATTGATTAGTAAAGTTACACCATCTGCATAACCAAGACCTCTATTTTGAACGATGAAGTGAGAGATAGTATTTTCTCTAGCAATCCTTACAGTATTTCCATCTTCATCTCTAATTGTTTCTCCTGGTAAAAATCTACCAGATAATGTCTTGACAAAAAGAATGCTTCCTGTAGTGTAGACTCCAGAAGGAGTTCCTTCTACAACACCATATGCTCCACTATCAACACCAAATACATACTTACCTTCATCATATCCTAATGGAGTAGTTTCTAGAGTAATCTTGGTAAAGAATTGTGGATCAAAATAAGATAAACCAAATGTTGCATTGTATGCACTAGTTCCAGCAGCAAGACGACCTCTGGATAGTACAATATCAGAGTCAGAATTGAAACCATCACCTCTCTTCTTCAGGAAGAAGTTATTTGGTTTAGCTTTACCAATTACTGGAGTGATAGTAGAAGCATAGTCAACAATATGACCAAATTCATTAGCAGAAGAGGATGCATCCGATTCTGTTAGATAAATTCTTCTCTTGTTCTCGTTATCAGAAAGATCATACTCAACTAGCAATGCTTCCAACTCATTCTTAGGACCAAAAACAGTCAATTCTAAGAACTGTACAGACTCAGATGGATTGATTAATGGTTTGTTAGAAGTAGCAAAAGAAAGAGTTTTGAACGAACCAACAGCGGTTGGAGTTCCTAAGTCACTTCTTGTTTTGATGTAGTAAAGTGTTCCAAATTGTGTTTGGAATGTGGTATCAGTTACAGCACCAATTAAAGTTGTTGGACTTGTAATCTGCAAGGTGATAGTTTTGATACCATCATTAGGACTAAAGGTTAGACCTCTTCTATTAATTGTTTGTCTATGATCTGTAGATAGTTCTGTATTGTTTAGACCAATAGATCCATCATTGAATGTGTTGTATAAGAATACATCAGGATATGCAGTTAAGTCAGATCCTTCTTTGTTTAGAGGAACGCTACCATATACGTTTGTGATACTATAAGATGGAAGACCTCTTGATTTGAGAGTTACATTATCTGAAGAAAGACTTTCTCTAGCTTTATTGATTTCAAGATACTTAGTCTCTTTATTGACAATCTCGTATCCTTTGATGTATGCTTTACCAGGACCGATACTGGCAACCATCTTTCTAGCAGATGTTCCAACATCATATCCATTGTATAGACCAAACTCGTCTGCAGCATAAAGACCTTTGTTACCATCTTTCTGTGCCCACTCTCTGATATCTACAGAGAAATTATCAACAACATAATCACCAGACTCATCAAAAGTTCTGCGTGCTAATGTTTGTTCTAATACACTAAAATCTGTAGAGGAAATCTTACTTCTGATTTGTCCTCTAGTAACATTCAATAATTGAATGAAATTTTTATCAGTAATTGCATTTAGAGCAAACTCTTTTAACTTTAGACTAATCTTTAGTCTATGTGCTCCAGGTGCAGTATAGTTAGATGAACCAATTGCATTATCATAAAGAGATGCATCTTCTTCAGGTGTTACAATCTCTTCTTTAATTGTAAAACCAACCTTTGCAGATGGTTTGTTATAATATTCATCAATAACTAGTAATTCTTCATCACAACGGACGAAGTAACCATTGACAAAGTAAATACCTTCTTCTACTTTAACAGCAGAACCATATCCCATTGCAGGACTTTCTAGCGATGTGGTTTCGCCAGTGTCAGGATCAGTAATAGAAATACTAGTAGGAAGTACGCTACCATCTGTTCCAACAACTAGTAGAGGAGTGTTAACACCATCAACAACTTCTAGAGTCTCACCTTGACGGAATGTAGGTTCTGTGTTAGAACTACCACTGTTAATGTAATTAACATAGATGGTATCAGCGGAATCTTCTGTTGCTAGAGTTGTTGCGAGAATAGTAGCTTTGACACCAGAAGTTAAACCAGTCAGTTGTTGACCGACTAATTGAGAGATATCATACTTCTTATAAACAATATCGTCTCCCTCTGAAATAGCAACCTCAGAGACAGACGATAGTTTAACGTAATCTAATTTTGTATTAAGACCTACCTCACCAGGGATGACAAGTTCTCCCTGCTTGAATGCATATTTACCAAAGCTTTCAACCTGATTCTGGAGAATCGATTGAACCTGCGTTAATTCTCTGCCTTGGATCGAATAACCTGGACGGAAAAGAATCTTATAAAAGTTCTTGTTCGCATCAAAGTCTTCGTAGTAAGGACTTACATTAAGGTTCGTCTTTTGAGGCATCGTACTCCGCCAATAATACTAGTATTCTCGTTGAAGTATTTAGCGAAGTAATCAAAGAGTATCAGAACTCGATTACAAGCTTGATGTCTTCAATTTGGTCAGGAGCACGGGTGATGAGACGACGGTTCTCAACGTAGATGACGTTACCAGAGTTATTTTCGATCTCTGGGTTAGCAAGACCACTTGCGAAAGTGACACCTAGTAGAGCAGAAGAATAACCTGTGTCTACGTTACCAGAAGCGGTAGACGACTCACCAGTAATAGCGTTAGAACCATTAGACTCAAATGCTCTTACAACACCTTGATCAGTATGTGCATCAGTAGTTTGGATGTACTTAAGAACACCAGCGGTTGTAGAACCACTGTCTAGTGTCCAAGAAACAACTGTACCGTATGCAGTACCACCAGTTACAGTCTGAGTAATCTTCTCGTCAACAGAGAAGTCTGCGGAAGCACCAGTGATTTTGACTGACTTTAGACCAGAAAGAGTATCAGCAGTAGCAAAAGTTGTAGTGCCATAGTTATATGGATCAGCAACAATACCGATACGACGGAAGTCGTTATCTACAGGGAAGTCACCCTGACCTTCAGAGTAGGTAAGGCGGATGTTCGTCATGACACGCTTACCATTAAGTTCTACTTCGTGATCAGAACCATGACCACCTGCAGGAGGAAGAACTACTTCGATAGCACCAACAGCAGAAGCACCAGTAGCTACTGCGCTGCTTAGACCAGCATCAGAGAAGAGGTTGCCGTTAGCGAATAGAACGTTAGCATAGGTATAACCCGATCCACGAGCTTCAATCTCAGCGGATGTGATTGCACCTGCACCATTTGTTACAAACTTAACAATACCACCAGTTCCATCACCCTTAATAGAGGTGTAGAGAGTCTGGGAAGCAGGAAGACCAGAACCAGCGTTCTCGATTAGAGCAACGTCACAAGCACCAGCAGTAGCAAGAGCTACGGTTGCCTGTCTAGAAGCGTTAGCAGGGAGAACGATTGGCATGAAGTCAGAAGAAAGGAACTTCAGAACATCATCAGTTGGGATGGTGTACATATACTTCCAAATGTAACCAGCACCAGTTGTCTCAGTGTAGAGACCAGTAGCAGAAGCATAGTTAGAACCTGCTGTAGATGGTTCTTCAGTTGCGTTCTGACCAGTTGTGTTAGAAGGATCTTCACCGTTGTAAAGACACTTGAATACTTCGTAAGAAGAGTTCATGACATAGAACTTAGCATCTGCAATGCTGTTAGCACCAGTTGCAGTTTGCTTACCGATTTGACCACCGCCACCTGGAGTAGCAGAGTAGTCAGGTTTCCACATGTCGAACTTAGGGTTAGCTACCAAGTCCCAGTTGTAACGACGGATAACAGTACGTGCAAACGCATCAGTGATACGCTTAGCAGCAATCATTTCGTCGTAAAGACCATACTTCTCTGTTTGGTTATCGAGAGGAAGAGGTGGAACATCTTCAGTAGCGTAACGATATACACCAGAGACTGCTGTGGCACCTGTGTCAGAACCTCCAGAACCGCCGCTTCTACCCTTAAGAGTAGAACCAAGAGGAGGAGCAGAGTTAACACCGTTGCTGCCAAAAACGTCGGTCAGAAGAAGGGCACTATCATAAACTGCAGCAACTGTGGCACGGAAAGCGGTGGAACCATATGTCCCGACATACACTTCGTTGCCAACTACAAACGCCGTAGAGTTTTGAGTATGAATTTCTAGATATGCTTTCCATGGTTGTGGACGACCCACAAAGAAATACATTCTAGAGCGTTCCGCACTGGTATCGTTAGGACCTTCCGTTAACGATTCCAGGAATTGTTTAGCATTAAAGATTCTAAACTTATCAGAGATAATAGCAGCCATTGGTTTTCTGTTCCGACGTAGTGTTTGTGCCTGAGTTATTTATATTTATAGCAATATTTAGGAAATTGCGAACGGAATCAACTCATGTCCGTTTGCAATGGAGTTGTTACCCCTTACAAGAGTGCAACCATCAAAGGTATTTGCAGTTTTACTTGTGTACTGAATAACAGATCCGCCTGTAGTGAACAAGTATCCCGCATCCGCAAAATGTGTTGTATTTACGGCAGCAATACTTGTAGGTATGGTTCCAGAGCTAGTTGTAGTAGTAACTGGTTGTTGGATTGAAGGAGGTGCGAGATTAAACTTATCACCCGCAGATGTAAACTGTGAATCTCTTCTTTCACTGAAGTCTTTGAGAGTCAAACCACCAAAGAACCTTGAGACTTCTCCAATACTTACACCAGATAATCCCATACCATCATCAAAGATACCATCGAAGTGACCAATAGTATATCCAACGTTGGTAATAGCATAATTACCAATATAATCACTACCTAGAGAGAACAGTGCGTTTCTAATTAATTGCTCTGTACCATCTCTCTTGCTAACGTAGTATTTACCTGCTGTAGTAACAAGAGATACTCCATTACCATTTCTTTGGATGATAGGATCTGTCAAGAATGCGATTTCTTGGTATCTGTCAACTACACCGCCAGGTGGTGGTGTAATAACAACCTCAGTAGCTTCTCTAGTTACTACCAATTCAGATGCAGGAGAAATCTGTCTTTGTACTCTCCTCTCAAATCCACCTGCTGTAGATGATGCACTGACCATGCTGACATCAGATTCGGATTGGATAGAAGCAACAGCAGCAGATAGAACTGTTACATCCTCAATCTGTCTTAGATATGCACCAGCAGACCAGAACTGTTCTGTGGTGTTTTCATATCCTCTAATGACTTGTAAGAATCTGTCATTGATCTTTCTATTATAGAATACGATCTCATTACCAATTAATAGTCTACCACTAGGAGCAAACTTGGATGTATCAGGGATGTATACAATAGTATCGCCAATATTGAGATCAAGATCCAAGTATGCAGCATTTTCATAGTAGTTGACATTACTAATTGCATTATTTGGAATCTCAATCTGCTGTGTCTGAGTAATTGCTCTAGTAACAGTAGAGATAGTATTAGCAGATACGATATCCTGAATTTCTGCTGTGACAACAGTAGCAGAATCTTGTAGTCTTAGTACACCACCTACACCTTCAATAGTAACTGGATCTGGTTCGATGTATACAATGTTTGCAAGTCCAGGTTGTTCTCCTCCCTCTGGCATGTCAAATCCACTACCAACCAGAGTGGATGATGGTAACTTAGTATCTCCAGTTTGAATTACTGCTATGATCTTACGATCAACATCAGATGGACTAATAAGATCAATAGAAGAGTAAGATTGTACATCAACTAGTCTGTTACCAAGAACATCAATTGTTGATATAACTGTTCCAGTTTGAGCAACATTAATATAAGGTGCATAGAAAACCTTGATTTTTGATACACCAATATCTCTTTCCTTGAGAATATCAAATCTTCTAGTTGTAATGACTTTAGGTGCAGTAGTATAACCAGAACCACCATCGATTAGATCAACACTAATTACTTGACCCTTGCTTACAAGAACATTAGCTCTTGCACCACCACCATTACCATCTAGAGATTCAAACTTAAGAACTGGTGGTGTGTAGTATTGATATGCAGTAGGTTGTGTGATAGGATCATAACTACGCTGGTTCCATGTCAGTGCGGTAACAGAACCATTTTCGATAGTTGCAACAACAGAAAGACCCTCACCTCTAGTGATTCCAGTATAAGTCTCAATTGAGACTGTACCGAAGATATCATCAGAAGTCTGTTCTCCTGGTCTACCATCTTTACTGGTAGCTTCAGTAGGAAGTTTCTTGATTCTTCTAAATCCTTCTTCACCTTCTACTCGAATTTTGTCATTATTGGACAAGAATACAAATGGTGATTTGTAAGTCCTACCATAAGATGTTCCAGACCAAATTCCGTTATCATCAATAAGTAGTTTTCTATTTGATTCGTCTTTCTTGAAGGTTAGTGCTTGATTACTAATATCTCCATCAGCAATCACATATGTTCTATCGTAGTATCCTTTGACAGTAAATGTAAAGTCCAAACCGCTTTCTATAACAGGGTTTTGACACTTAAGATCAAAAACAATATCGTTGCTAGTTCTTACTGGATTCCTGATTTCACCAATGACATTATATGTTCCATTAGCTCTTTGTTGCCAAACATGAATAGGTGCTCCAATTGCATCACCCATCCAAGCATAACCAACTAGACCATCCATGACAGGAGTTGGACAAGTGAAAGCAAATGTTCCTTGACCAAAATACGAATCAGGTGCATAATCATAGATGTTCAATACTTGACCAACATCTCTACCATAGAGATATCTGATGTCAATCTTCATTTCCTTCTTGATAGAAGTAGCAAAAGTAATATTAGGACCAGATACTGTATAAGCAGATCCTTTCTTTTGTAATACACCATCTAAGAAGACATACATGCTATCTTCAGACTCGATGCTTTGTACAGTATTATCTTCTACGTCTAGAATTAGGAAAGGACCGTTTCTAACACCATCAACTAAGTTATAATCAATAGTAAGTCTCTTGTAGTTTCCTACACCCATACCAACAACTTTTTCAACAGCAGTTGGTTCTCCAACTGTCTTCGCACCTAGATCTTGATCCCAAATAGGAGCAACATCAAATTTAATTTTGTTAGGAATTACAGTTCTGTCAATGAAGTAAGAATCTTCTAATGGATAACCTTCAGTATACTTTGGTCTTTGTATAACTGCATTGATTGTAAGGAATAGATCTTCATCTTCCTCAGTATTGACAACTGTATTGTCATCCCAATAAAGTTCAAATTCTTTTGTCTCACCATCAATATAATCTGGAAGAGATCTTGTTACATCTTCTTCTCTAATTACATCTTCTAAGTTATCAAACAGAGCGTCCATTGCAGACATCACAGTAGAACACTCTTCTACAGGGAGAAGTGGATCGCCAAGAATATTATAGTTAGAGTAGCTAATATCTTTAGTCCAGTTGCCTGCTTTATTTGGATTCTGTGGAGTTTTCTCTACAAGACCTCTACCTTCCGTTAGAATTGTATTAACAATATCGTGATAGGTATTAAGTGTGCTTTCTACTTCTGCACATGCAGGAGAGATAGAATCAATTAGTGCATTTGGATCTGTACCAGGCAATTGATTTCTCATTGCTTGGATCATGAGATCTCTAGCATATGCAAACGTACCAATTGTTTCTGTTAATTGACCAGAGATGTAATACAACTCTTCGCCATATGGATAATCATTCTTCTGGTAGTAGAGTTGTGCTGCTGTAACAATCTTTTCGTTTCCACCAAACTTAAGAGAATAGACATAGGCGTCGATGATTAAACCAATATCTCTACCACACTTAGTAGCAAGAGAACCCCAGTTTAGTCCAGGATATTGTGCTTGTGCCCAAGTTAGAGACTCTGATATAATGTATGCTCTATTGAGTGCAATAAGTTGTCCTGCCTTATAGAACATACCTTTGCTTACACCACTCCAAGAGAATGATGCTTGTGAAGTACCAGAGAAAGAGAATGGTGTTGTGACAGTTACGCCAGGTGGCACAGTATAAGTATTACCAGGAGCAACAGCACCAGTATTAGTTGGTAAAGTGCCAGTAGTTGCTGTGCCACTTAGTAGAGTGGTTCCAGTAGGAGCACCACCGCCACCACCAGAGTTAGCTAGTGCTGCATTGTTTAAGGTAATTTGAGTATCACTATCAATAGATACAATTTTTGTTCCTACAGGATATGCTCTACCAGAACTTACAAATAGACCAATAGCAAGATTCTTAGTGCTGCTAACAGTCATTGTGGTGCTACCCTGGATATAATTGATGTTTACATCAATGTAATCCCAATTTCTAATAGCAAGTTTTGCTAATCTAGTTGCATACTCAAAGATAGCAATAGACTGAGTTTTATTATTCTGAATGTACTGGTAAATGTCACTAGAATTGAAGATGGAAGAATAATCAATAGTTTTAATGTTTCCACCAAATCTTAAGTCATGCTGATATGCTTCTAAGATAGCTCTGATATCTTTTTCATAATCATCTTGCTTAGTTGCCCAGTCCAAAGATGAATAAGTTGCTTTACCATATCCAATTGTTTCATTAATAATGAAATCAATATTTCTTTCAATCTGATTAGCAGAGTCAATCCATGTTCCACCACGTTGGAAAATATTTCTTAGTTTTCTTAGATACTTGGTGTTATACTGTGCATCCTTGAATTGGAATACTTTACCATAGAAAGAGACGCCTTTATATGGAGTAGTTTCACCAGCATCACCAGTTAGTTTTGTTCCTGGTCCTAAAGGTGGAGCAGAGAATGTAATCTGATCTCCAGAAATTGTATATGCAACTCCAGGTTCTTGAATTACACCATCAAGAGTGATAACAACTCCTTTGTCACTAGCTAGTGTAAATGCAGTTCCATTTACTTGTATTTGGAATTGTGTTGTTCCTTGCAGTCTTCCGTCAGTATCATAATATCCATCAAACGGAGCATCAAGTTCTAGTTCAAATGTACGAACTTCGTTAAACAAGAACTCACTAGGAGCAGCAGTACCAAACGCCTTACTAATTCTTTGATTCTCAACCGTCTGTACACTTTGAGTAACAATTCTGCTTGTGTTCTCAACAGTGATCTTATTCTTTGCTGGATCCCATAGTTGAATCACACTGAAGTGTGATGCCTTTGGCATCTCTACTGGCATTTCAGAATTTGCAGTAGATTCTACATCTACCTGACCAAATAACTTAAATCCTGCAGGGTGTGTGGTAGACTTAATAAGGTCACGCCACTGTTCAATAGATGTTTTAGACTTGACAACATATGAATAGTCTTGATAGAAGAAACTATCAGTAATTTTTTGATTAGATACACCTAACTTACCTCTATCAGATGTATAGTATCCTAAGTTATCATAGAAACTAGAAATCTGTTCTTGGAATGTAGAAACAAATACTTTACTAACAATTGCATCTACAGGGAATCTCAATGACTCAATAGCAATATTCTCACGAATGATACCTTGTACATTTGCAAGTTTAAGTAGATTAGATCCAAATCTCCATTCAGTAACAGTTGCTCTGAATACTTCTATGTTATTGATTTTTTGAATTACTGTTTCACCGATACTAAAGTTGCCATTGATGTTTTTAACAGCAACAATATAATTTGAACTAAAAGTAGAAGATACAGTTTTATCTAAGTGGAATGCACCACCATTTGTAGTGATGTTAACACTCTTAGGAACACCAATAGTTGTGCTTTCTGCATATGCTTCTACATCACCTTCAATGATAATAATTTCTGGTGTAAAGGTATAACCTCTTCCTGGTTTATCTACAGTGATAGAAGCAATCTCACCATTTCTAGCAATGACATTGAATCTAGCATCAGAACCGTCACCTTTAGTAATGACAACTTTTGGATTGACGTAGTTAGAACCTTTCTCGGTAATATCTACTCCAATAATAGTTTGTGTTGCAACATCAAATCTTACAGTAGCTTTCGCTCTGTAACTTTCAGTTGGATCAACACCCATGATAACAGGAACTTTCTTGTAGTTAAGTCCTAGATTTACAATTTGCGTGGTATCAATCTTACCGATAGCGAACTGACCAGTAGTAGTATAAGAAATGGATCCAGAACCATCCCAAAGAGGAGCACTGGTAACGTCATAAACAAAACGATTTGGTGTAACATAATTGAGAGTCTTAGTTCCTTGTAGTGGGTCTGTAATAATCTTAAAGAATGCACCACCAGAACTTACTACATTTTTCTTATCGAAATAGTAGAAGTTAGTGAAGTCAGTTCCTCTCTTTGTCTGATAATTGTTATCAGCGAGTCTAGAACCAAATCCAAACTTCACATCAGTAAATGAACCTGCGTTGCCAGGAAGAATTGTTGTTTCTGTTTTCTCTACAGTAATTAAGTTGTAGTTATTACTTGGACTAATATCAAAATAAGTCCCAGTAAGACTAGAGTGAGACGTGTCAAATTTGTACTTGTAAAATTCCTGTAAATTAATATTAGGGTTAGGTACAAATGTAGTATTGTCCTCAGAGAATTCAAAATTATAGATAATATCTTCTGCAGACTTGACAGATACTAATCTTTGTGGATTACTGCTATCGAAGAAACTAGAACTTAATACTACTCTGTTAGCTGTAGACTTTAAAGTTCCATAATCATATACAATTTTGATCTTATGAGTTGTAGGATCATAAGATTGAATATAACCAGAGTTATTACCATCAAAGATTTGATAATTATCGGTAAAATTATATTGTGGTTTGTATAGTGTTACTATTTGACCATCAAAGTGATCTACATCAGAAGTTCCTTCTTGTCCTCTAGTAACAATAAGATCGTTACCAGTGATACTTGCAATCTGTAGAACCTCTTCACCAATTTGAATTAAATCATTTGCAGCAAATCCTAATGCACTATCAACAGTAACTCTTGTACCACCAGCAGGAACACCAACGTGTCCAACGTAAATAGTAAACCTTGCAGTAGACTGAGAAGCACCAGACCTTACTAGATCTTCATCAGCAACAGAAAGATAATCTCCTCTTGCATATCCAGATCCAGCATCTTGAATTTGAATACCAGAAACTACACCAGCATCAGATACAGTGAATGTAGCAGTGGCACCAGTGCCCGATCCGCCAGTAAGAGAAACACTAGTGTAAGTACCAGCAGTATAATCAGCTCCACCATTGAGGATTTCATAGCGACCAATTCCAGTAAAGTTAATAGCAGATGTATTGCTAGGTGGAATCAGAATAGCTTCCTGATACAACCTCTTTCTTAGATAATAAGTCTTAGTTTTAGTTGCGTCATCAGGATTGATGTCAATTGTTACTTGGTCACCAATTCCTAACCCATGAGGTGATGATGTTTCAATAAGTGCAACGCTCTGATTAACCTCAAATGGATTCAATCCATCACTAAGAGAAGTAAGTCTTACAACCTTAGTTCCAGATGTGTTGAATAAATCAGAAGATTGTAAGAAGTAATCATCATTAACAATCCAGGTTCCTTCTGTAACTTTAATCTCTACAACGTTTTGAGATGAAGTTCCTTCTAACACTTCGCCCTTAGCTATAGGTGCATTGACTCCATCAGTCAAACTTAAAATTGCACCTTTAGTATAAGAACTTCTTTGATCTAGAAGAATAGTAAATGTCTTGATAGTTGCAGAGAATGTTCCTGTCTCATCAAATGTTCCATTGACATTTCTAAGAACAATAGTATTATCATTCTTGACTGTACCAACAATAGAACCAGATGCACCAGAAGAAGGTTGGTTCAATGTATCATCTGCAAATAGATATGCATTTTGAATAGTTGTTAGTTTTACAACCTTATCTTCTTTACACTCTAGGTAATTGACATCTTTACCTTTAACAGATTTTACAATAGCTTCTACTTCAGAACCTTCAGTTCCTTTATTGTCAAAGTAAACTTGTGAGTTGATACTAAAGTTGGTAGAAGAATCTACAACAGTAACTTGTTCTACATTGCCTTGTTTTACATCAGCAATTTGAGCAATGACTCCTTCGCCATTTCTTTGCATTCCTGCTTGATAGAATCTTCTAGAATTCTTAGGAATGTCATCCTGATTGATGTTAGAATTATAGTTACTATCAACTGGAAGAGAATAGAAGTTCTCTCCTAGAATGTATGGATATTGCGGTACTTGATTGCTATCAATAGTAAGGAAATAAGCATAAGTTCCTTTCGGAAAGTCTGGGGTAATACAAAATCTTCCATTGTTCTGATCGAGTGTTCCACTTTTGTGGGTGTACGTGTAATCATTAACAAATGTGCCTAAGGGGTATTGTGTTAATGAAGGACCGTCAGAACGACTTCCGTTTAGAGAATAACTAGAAGTCATTCTCACGATAGATGATGTAGAATCTAGAGGGTTCTCATGACCAAATGGACCATAGATTGGATTACCGTCATAAGCGAATCCAATAATTGGAGAGTGAGTTTTTGTAGCAGGTTCGGTTCCTGCGTTGTTGATGTTGTCACTAAGTGCAACTCGCAAAGCTTTAGGGTTAGCAGCATATCCATAACCATACTCTAGTACATTATTATAGTTTGCAAAGATGTATCCATACTCAGTATCGAGTTCATCTTCTAATTTCTTAAACCTATTGTAGTTCCATTCTTTGAGTAGAGGAATACCAGATGCACCATTACCAACTGGAATGACATCAACAACTACAGTGTCTTGATTATAGAAGTTACCTTCTGCAATTTTATCAAATCCAGTGATCTCTCCGTCAGTATTGACAATTGACTGATACTCAGCAAATCTACCACGACCTGCATTATCTCTAATTCTAATCAGAGGAGCAGAAGAGTAGAACTCACCTGGATTATCAATAATTAAACTGGTAACCTTACCACCAGTTACAACAGCACGAACAGAAGCATTGCGACCAGATGTAATAGTGATATCAGGAGTTCTTGGGAAGATATCCTGTGTATCAACAATAATACTTTCTAAAACCTGACCAGTAAGAACTGCTCTAGCTTTATTAGGAACTTGGTCTACAAGAACAAATGGAGGAGTGACGTATCCAGTTCCTCTGGTGTCAACCTTAATCTCTTCTAACTTACCAAATCTTACACTTTCTGGATCTTTATATCCGTAGAAAGGAACACCGTTTAGTGCAATACCTACGTCACGCTTTGGTGTTTTATATTGTTCTGTAGTTCTAGTTGCTTGCTTCCTAATGATACGAAGAAGTTTCTGATCAAGTGTAGTTTCATTAACAGTTGATCCATCTAGAATTTTATGTGATGGATAGCTAGAACTTGTGATATAATAATACTGTTCGTCCTCAAAGATAGCAGACACATTAGTAGAGACTTGATCTAGCGAGGATGCGACCGATGGAAGCGTAGGCACATTGACTGCAGCACCTGTATTCAACACCCATCTAGTTTGGTTAGTACCAGTCTGAACAATCTTAGAATCGGAAGTTTCAAATCCTGGATTAGAGATTTGGATCTTGTCCCCAGTAGCAGAATATGGTTGAGCATCGGATGGTTGTAGGTTGTATACAACACCCAAAGTCAGTAAGGTAACACCAGCACCACTAATGGTTACTGGTTTATAAACTGATGTTCCCACTTCATGTTGTACAGCAGTCTGTGCCGCTCTTTCATCAATAACAAACTGAGTTACATTCTTATCATCGAATGTAATTGTTTCTGTTCCAATAAGAACAGATCCAGTTTTGCCCCAACCAACTGTTGAGAATACATCAATTCTATCCCCTGAGGATGCAGTCCCTGACAGGGTTTTCTCTAGCTTAGTTTTAGTAGATACCTCAAATGAACCATTAACAGTCTCAGGTGCTAGAACAATATTGTAAATTACTTCGCCATCTGATGTACCATCAGCATATACGTTATCTACAGTTGTATCAGCATAACCATATTCTTCAGTAGCAGTCTGAACAATTTTCTTTCCAATCAGATTTTTAACGTCACCAGAGATAACCTTACACTTAAGTGCATATACATTAATCCAATCTGCTTCAGAAGATTTGTATGTAAAATCTCTTGGTTTGTATACTTCTGGTTTGTTAGTATGATCCTTCGCAACAATAGTATTGAAGATAAACTGAATAGAACTTGTAGTTCCTTTAGCTTTATAGAACTTTTGAATGTTCTTGATTAAAGTTCTCTTGTCTACTTCACCCTTAAGATACTTTTCTGGGAAAGAACCTAGATATTGACTTTCAAAATTCTTGACAAGTGCATATAGGAAAAGGTTACTAACGTTATGAACCTTTTGTCCTGAATTATGTGCTGCAGCACTTGTGCTGGTAAAATTACTTGATTCGTACAGATTGCCAAGAGTAGTGTTGCCACTAATACCTCTAGAGCACTGTCTTAGCTCTGTATCAGTTCTAGTTGCATAGAAGATGATCTCATCATCAATTCTAACGTAACCATTTCTCTTTGGGAATGATGTAGCGTTTTGTAAGACAAGAGTAGTATCACTATCGCTGATAGTGGTATCTAAGATATCGTTCTGTGTTAGAAGATTTTTTTCATAATAATCGATATCAGCATACTTCTGGATATTGTTGATAATATCCAAAGTGCCACCTTGCACTTCCTGTGCTTCGTAATACTTCTGAACGAACTTACTAAAGAGTTCGTATTCATCAGTAATAAAAGCAGGAAGCTGCGTCTCGATCAGAGTGGAAATTCTCTTAGTCTTTACAGCAGGCATTTACTTTACTCTTTGTATGCAGTGAACGAGGAATTTGCAACGTCAACGTCAAGATACACTTCACGAAGTGCCTTGATATCATTAGAAAGGGGTTTGACTCTTACAGAAATACGATTATCAAAGAAACTACCTTTAATGATAGTCAAATTGTAAATTTTAAGTTCACCTTCATCATAATCAATATCGCCAAGTTCCTTGTCAAGAACAACCTTTTCGCCAGTTACGCTATCTAGTGTATATAGGACAATTTTGCCATCCCTATCTTCTATGTACACATCGAAATTGGGATACTCAGTGACTCTAAAACCAGTAGAAGAAAGAACAGGTTCGTCACAATCCTTATCAAATGTATTCTGGAAACAAATCTCGTAATAGAAGGTAGAATTTAGAGAAGGATAGAAATCCTTTCTCATTGTTACAGATGTCAAATTAGAATTAATGTTTCTATCGGAATCATCAATTACACTTACCATCTTACTGTATCTGAACTTACCATTAAACTTTTCAGTATCAGAAGTATCAAGATAAGACTGTACGTTACCGATTACTTTATCTCTAATCTGCGCTGGTGTTTGATCAGTAGCAGATCCGTTGTAATAGATCTTGCTATTCATCTCAACATAGAGAATAGAAGGATCGACTAGCTTAGGTTCAATAGAAGCAACAACGTATTTCTTTAAATCTGCAATAATACTTTGTTTTGTTAGTGCAGTAAGGTAACTAGCATCTTTTGGTTTTAATGCAATAAAGACTTTTCCATACTCAGGTGGTACTTGATCTTCTCCACCAAAAATAATGATGTCACTGGTTGCTGGATAGATCTTACGAACGATTGCTTCATAGTCCTGAGAGGTCACTGCACGGTTCTGTGTGCCGTATGCCTTAGGAGCGGTATATTTGATCTTCTGGGTTGATTCTAGTTCTTCACCGCCCGCTGAGGCAGTAGTAGAGGTGATGGATGTTGTAAAAGAACTAGGAGATACACCCTGAGGGTTCTCAATAACACCATTGAATACGAAAGTTTTTACACCGTTACTAGCTGGACCTGCAGTAGTCATGTAAGAAACCTCAATACGAGATTGATCTTCTGGTTTCCTACCTAATACACCATCTCCCATGAGA